GCGCCGCAAGGCCGGAAGCAAGGGAGGACGCCGCAAGGCGGCCAACCAGAAAGCCAAGCAAACGTCTGGCGACTTGCCGGAAAACAGCCAAGCAAACGGAGAGCAAAACAGTAGCGAGACAGGTAGCAAACCGTCTAGCAAGTTGCTAGAGGACAGCCAAGCAAAAACATGGCATAAAACCGATACCTATACCGATAATCCCTCTCCGACCCCTCCCACCGGCAAACCGAAGCAACCCGCCACGCCGGAATCCGGCTTCGACCATTTCGCCGAAGCCTACCCCGGATCCGTCGGCGCGAAAGGCCGCAAGACCGAAGCCGAAGCCAGAGCCCTGTACGCGGCCATCGCCGGAAACCCCGTCGAACTCACCCGCCTCCAAACCGCGCTCCGCCGCTACCGGCGCGCCGTCAACGACGGCCAGATCCGCAGCGGCCACATCCCACGGCTCAACACATGGCTCCGCGACCAGTGGGAGACATGGGCGCCGGAACCCATCACACCCACGCGCCAGCACAAGCACACCTGGAACTGCGAACACGTCCACCAGCTCATGGATCCACATGAGGACGCATACGACCACACCGGCAGCCTCCGGGAAGGCAAACCGTCCAAGTGGTATCTCGCATGCCAGGCATGTGCCGACGAACTCAACAACCAACAAGAAACCAGCAAGGAGAAGCAATGAGCAACTACCAAAGCAACGAAATCAAGCTCATCAACACGAGCCTCATCGACCCACACCCGGACAATCCACGAAAGCAGATCGGCGACGTGACCGACCTCGCGGCCAGCATCAAAGCCAACGGCCTGCTCTCGCCGCTCTCCGTCGTACCCAACGGCGAGCGCTACAGGGTCATCGCCGGCCATCGTCGTCTCGCCGCATGCAAGCAGGCCGGCACCGGAGCCGTGCCGTGTTTCGTGCTTGACTTAGACCCGTTGCAGCAGTTGGAGGCCATGGTCACCGAGAACTGCCAGCGCGAACAGCTCACCGTCCTCGAGGAGGCCGACGCCATCCAGGGCATGCTCGACCTCGGAGCCACCACCGCCGCCGTCGCGCACAGGCTCGGCCGAAGCGCCGACTATGTGCGTGACAGAGCGAAAGCGGCGAGCATCAAGGCGGACGTCAGGAAGACACGCGACGACTTCGACCAGCTCACCATCGGCCAACTCATGGCCATCGCACGATACGACGGCCGTCCGGATCTGCAGAAGAAGCTCGCGCAGGCGGCCGGCACCTCGAACTTCGACTACACCCTCAGCCGCATCGAACGCGATGAGAACGACCGGCAATGGATCGAATCGGTCGCCGCGCTCCTCGTGGAGCCCGACAACGGCATCAACCTCATCCCCGACCCCGAAAAGCCGTTCAACGACCCGGAATGGTGCTACCTCGGCTGCATGTTCCCGTCCACCGGCACCCCCGAAGAAGCCATCGAGAAGATCCGCGAACGGAACCCGGCCGCCGTATCCATCCACACGGTCTCGCAGCAGGTCTACCTCTGGACCCGCCGTGACAAGACCGCCATCGCCGAAAAGGAAGCCCGACGAGCCGCCGAACAAGCCGAACGCGACGCCCGCCGGCACGCGCTCGAGGAATACGCCGCCGCCTCCGCAGACAAGCGCATGACATGGCTCCACGGCCATCTCCACGGCATCAAACGCGACAAGCTCATCGAAACCACGGCCCGGCTCGGACTCCTGCAGATCATCGACCCCTTCCCAAACGGCTTCACCGACGCCCTCACCAGCTGGAACGAACACAGCGGCAGCCGCAAGGAATACGAGAAGATCAGCGGCATCGCCGCCGAGGACGCCCCCACGGCCGCGCGCATCAGCCTGCAGACCGCCGACTGGCCACTGGAAGCCGTGACCATCCTCGCCGCACGCATCGAATGGTTCATCGACCCGACCGACTGGACCACCGTCAACGACACCAGCAGACGCATCACCGGCTACTACCAAATCCTCCAAGACCTCGGCTACACGCCCGCCGACGACGAAACCAGCCACCTCGACCAGCTCGCCGCCGCCATCAGCGAAGCCGACGAAAACGAAGAAGACGAGGAGAACAACCAATGACCAGGGAACAACTCGACAAACTCGCCCAACTCCTCACCGACACCGCCCAGACCGCCAGCACAATCGAACTGCGAGCGCTCGCCGGTGGCAGGGCGGATGACGGCATCGTGGCGTTGGCGGCCGGGTTGAGGGCCAATTGCACTTCGTGTTTGGTGTTGGTTGACGGTCTGATGCAGGAGGGGGTGCGTTGTGAGTGAGTTCGATGATTCGAAGCGTGCCGCCTTGGAGCGGCAGGGATGGCATTGCCTGCGCTGTGGAACGAACATCCATGACCCGTCACGCTGGCCTGGACGTTCCGGCCATCACCGTCAGTTGCGGCGGGCGGCGGATCCGGATGTGAGGCACAGTCCGGCCAACATCGTCGAGCTGTGCGGTTCGGGAACGACCGGCTGCCATGGGTGGGTCCACCAGCATGTGGCCGAGGCGGAGCGGCTGGGATTGATTGTTCCGTTCGGCGCGGATCCGCGTGATGTGCCGGTGTTCGACTGGGAAGGCCGGTGGATGCTGCTGAACATGGATGGTACCGCGACACCGCTCATGCAGACCGAAATCATTCTCCTCCGAACGAAAGGAAACCGACAATGAACGAAGAAGCGGCCAAGCCCGACGCGCTCCTGTGGCTGGACTTCGAGACAACCGGCATTGACAGGGCGTCGTCCATCCCGCTGGAAGTCGGCATGGAATGCACCGACGTGTTGGGCGAACAATCGTTCGGATCGCTGACGCGCATCATCCGTCCGGCCAGCCTGGACCTGCTGGATATGAGTCCTGTGGCGTTCTCGATGCACACCGACAACGGACTCCTGTTCGAGCTGCTGAACAGTTCGTTTCGCAATGACAGCATCGGCGCCGTGGCCAACGCGGTCGAGGAATATCTTGACTCGCTCTCGCAGCGGTTCACGCTCATCCCGACGGGAACAAACGTGGACTTCGACATGGCTTTTCTGGCACGGCTGAACCTGCGGCCAAGCGCATGGCTGAGCTATCGAAAGTTCGACTTGACCGCGCTCCGCCGCTACCTCACATTCCTGCAATGCCCGGAAGACCTATACAAGGACCACCAAAGCCCACACAGAGTACGCGACTGCATCCAACGCGACATCAACGACTACAGGAGGTACCGCGAACTCCTGAAAGGGAAGTGGTGATGAGCATCGCAGCAGTGATCCTCCTATGCGCCGCCATCCTGATCGGCTGGATGGCCAACAGGCCATGAACCGTACCAACAACGAAAGGAACCTCGGAATGAAACAGACCATCAACCGCATCTCCAACCGCGTCGGCGACTGGTTCGCCACGCTATTCTCCCTCACCGCGCTGCTGCTCGTGCCGCACGCCATCATCCGGCCGATCATCGGCATCGGCCTCCACCACTGGATCCCCATCCAATGGCTCGCCCTGCACGCCATGCTCATCATCCTCACCCTATGCGTCGCGCTCGCCGCCTACATCGTCGCGGCCCGCACCGCCAAGGAACCGGACACATACTGAAAGGAGCCATCATGGCAGACCAGGAGAACATACCGATCGGTCTGGAGACGCAGAACAAGGTGGCCGAGGCCATCTACCTGCGCTGGTATAGCAACGGGGCCCGCCATCCACGCCCATGGAACGAGATGCCCATGGAGGGCAAAGAGCCATGGAGGCGCGTGGCCAAGGACGCCATCAGCACGTTCTTCACATCTCCCGAGTTCCAGACGCTGCTCGACGACGTGTACGACGAAGGCTACGACGCGGCCGAAAAGGACGCCCAAGGCGAAAACGAAGGCGAGGAGCCGCGGTGAGCGTCAACGTCCCGCTGCATAAATGGCGGTCGGCCGACCCGGCCATCCTGATCGGCCGCCGCTGCATCGCCCAAACCGACCAGGACGTCATCATCGACGGCCGGCTCGAACTCATCCGACATCCGGACGGCACCGCCAGCCTCCGCTTCCAGGGCATCGGAAACGACATCATCGACCACGATCCGAACACATGTTCCAACAGCATGTGCGACGGCATACGAAGCCTCGCCATCTACGGAAAGGACTGACCGATGGAGATCATCGACATGACCGCCCACCGCACGCCGGAACATCCACGCAAATGGAGACGCCCAACGCCATGCCCCAAATGCCGAAAGGCACGACCAATCATCGTCCAAGCCGGATACTGCTACCACGTCGACAGCCTGAAACACGTCGCAACCATATGGGCATGCGTCTGCCCGGCATGCCGGAAGAGATACGGAATCATCCAGACCGGCAGACCGAACCTCAACCGCGCGATCCGCAACTGGAACCACTGGACCACACACACGAAAAAGGAAACCCAATAAGAAACACCATCTGCGCCACACTTACCGCCATCACCCTCACCCTCTGCACCGCGCTCGCAGGATGCGGAAGCGCGTCGGAGCCTTCCACGCCAGCGCATGCGGTCAGGTCCGTCGACTCGCAGTGCTCCGCCGGGGCCGACGTATTCACGGAATGCGTCATCACCCTGACCGACACGAGGCAAGTGGACTGCATCGTCTACTCGACGAACGGCAAGCAGGCCGGCCTGTCATGCGACTGGAATCACGTCAGCGGAGCGGACGAGGAACCACGATGAAAATCACCACTCAGGACGGCGTCATATACATCGCGCCGGAAGACGACGAGGAAAAGAGGCAGCAATGAACAACACGGGCGCAGACATCGCCATCAGCACGCTCGGCAAACTCATCGACCAGGAACTTGCGGCAATGCGTGCCGCATCCCGCGACGGCAACCGGCCGCTCTACGAAATTTCATCGACCCGGTATCATGCCTACCTCACCGCCAAGGATGAGATCACAAAGGCGCTCGCCGATGCCGTGGAGGAAAGGGATGCAGGGAATCCGTTCCTGCCGCAGCGTGACGAGTTGGTCACGATGGACATACACACCTGCGATTTGTGCGGCCGGTGGTGCTCGAGTCCCGTCTATTCCATAGGCCTCATCTACGGCGGCCAGGCGAAGACATTCACCGAGGTGTGCGCCGACTGCATGTGGCGTCTCAAATTCCAGCCGGTCAAAACCATCCCACTGGACAGCTACCGTCTTTTCGAGCAGTGGCTTCTATCTCGATCAGAAGCTGAAGAAGAAACAAGAGGACGTTATGATCGGTGAAAGCCAGCTTGACTTCGAAACCAAATATATTCAAGGCGAATCCATCCCGGTCTCCACAGACAAGACCATCACGCAGATCGCCTCCGACGCCTACGTGCAGGGCTTCATCGCAGGACGACTCAAACCGCCGACCGAAATCGAAATAGACGCCGCCCTACGCTACCTCAACAACAACGCGCTTATAAGACAGGACATCACCCACATAACAGTCAAATACGCGCTCGCCGACATGTGCCGGGAAATGAGATACGCCTTGACGAAAAGAACTACCAACTGAAAGGAAACACGAAAAATGAGTGATAAAACACTCGAACCGCCACTGCCGCCGATCGACGCGCGCACCGAAGCCGTCGCCGAACGCCTGTTCGGACTCAAATTTGCACTCCGCAAGGACGATCCGAAACACATCCACGACGAATGGGAGCATGCGGCCGACTGGATCCACGACGGATACCTACGCCAAGCCATCGAAGTGCTCGTTACCGCCGACCAAGCGCAACCCGCGAGCGCCGACGGATCCGATTACAGGGAGCGAATGCGCGTCGAATACCGTGAGTTGACCGCCCGTGCCGGCAGGCTCAGGGACATGCTGCAGCGGTATGCGGATGGCACGCTCGACTTCGAGCCCACCTGCCCGATCACTCTGCTGTCCCGTCAGCTCGACGTCATGGACGAATACGCGCTCATCCTCCGCCGTCGCGCCAACATCGAGCACATCAGCCCTCGGCTACCAGCGCATCGACACGGCCGCCAGGAACGCCCGATGAGCGACACGTCCGACCGTATCCGCGCCGTCATCCAATACGTCACAGGCCTGCCAGCCGACCCCACAAACGAACCAACAAAGGAGAACAAACAATGAGCAACGACATCGACAAAAGCGTAAACCGTCTCAACGCAGCCGAAACCATCCGCCGCCAGGCCATCACACTGCAAAAACACATCAGCGAAGCGCTCGCCGACCTCCAAACCCTCAGCGGCAGCGAGGACATCCAGATCAGCCACGCGCTCACCATGGCCACCATCCAAGCATCCAAAGCACTCAAACAGGCGCACCTGATGCAGGACTCGGCCGACATGCTCGATCAGGCCGACCAGCGAGACGAGGAGAACAACATCAGCCGCATGCTCATCAGCAAGATTGCCCAGCAAGGCGAATAAAAAGAGAGGCCCCGCCAAGCCGGACGGAACCTCCAAGAAACCAACCACCATTCTAGCCGGAAGCGGGAGCACTCATGAACAAATGCCAACAATGCGGCGAACCAGCACAAACCACCCTCTGCAAAACCTGCGCCAAACACATGCGACGACAAATCGCCAGCCTCGCCAAAACCATCCCGGAACTCCGCGCGCTCGCCGAACGCAAAGCACACATCGGCGAGCGCGGTGGTGGTGTTCGTGGAGGTTCGGTCGGTCTGCCGGTGAGCGTGCATTGGTTGGAGGTGTATGAGGAGGCGGCCCGTTTGATGCTCCGGTTGGCTGGTTGCGCGGACTTGAAGTGGATGCTGCTGCCGGTCGAGGGATGGCGGCCGGCGTATCGGGCGATGTGCAGGTCGTGGTCGCGTGTGGTGTGTTCCCCGTCCGCGGGCGAGCTGGCCGACCGGCTGGACAGGATGCTCCGTCGTATCGACCGGCTATCCACGCCGTCGGACGGCAGGGTGACCGTCGTGCAGTGTCCGGATTGTTCGGCGTCGTTGGCGGTGCCGCAGGGCATGCGTGATGGCTGGTGCCCCGAATGCGGCGAGCGCCTTGATCTGGACATGCTGGTGTCCGGCCGTGTGGATGCCGCGGACCGGGCCGTCATGACGTGCTCGCCGGCCGAGGCGGCCGACTGGCTGACCGACCGTGCGGGACTGCGTACCACTCGCAAGCAGGTGTCGAACTGGCTGGCGCGTGGCCGTCTGCCGAAGGCGCGTCGATTGGGGCATGGCGTGTGGGAGTTCAATCAGGCCGAGCTCATCGAGGTGCGCGATCGCGCATAGTTGCGTATCAGGCTGAGTCCATGTATTCTGTAAAAGAACTTGCACCATGCCACGAGGGGCTGGTGCTTTTCTTTTAGCCCCTGTAGCTCAGCTGGTAGAGCAGCGGTCTTTTAAACCATGGGTCCTCGGTCCGAGTCCGAGTGGGGGCACAGTAAAGGGAGGCAGCATGGACATGCTCATCGCCATCATCGGCTCATGCATGGTGTTCGCCGCCTGCCTCATCGCCCTGTGGCTGATGCCATGAGCAACCCACGCTACCGCAACGGCCACCGCCGGCGGGAGGTACAGGCCTACTACCGCGCACGCCGCGCCGACTGCTACATCTGCGGCAGGCCGATCGACTACAGCCGACGTCCACCGGATCCATGGAGCTTCGTCGTGGACGAGACCGTGGCCATCGCCAACGGCGGCCGCGTCTGCAAGGCGAACAGCGGGCCGGCGCACCGCTGGTGCAACGCGGTCAAAGGCACGCACACGCTCGCATGGGCGCGCGCCGAAGTGAAACGACGCCTCGCCGGCGGCAAACCCGCAGCCGCGCCAAAGCCACGCGACTTCGAGGCCGCCGACTGGTGAAGCCCAGGGGAGGATACCCCCGTCGTCGTTTCGGCGGCGACCTCGTGTGCAGCGCCAATCTCTCTCCCCGCGAAAATAAATCGTCGCCGGCGACACCACCGCCGGCAAAGGAGGCGCCATGCCGATCCGAACCTGCGCGCAATGCGGCCACGCCATGCCGAAAAACGCCAGCGCCAAACGAAAATACTGCTCGGACAACTGCCGGAAACTCGCCAGCAAACACAGGCACTCGCCACAACACCAAACGTCGCCCACGACGTCGCCGGCCGACGAACCGTCGCCGCAGCCGACCGCTCCGGCCACATACCGCGACCTGCTCGAGGTCAGCCGCACCGCGCTCATGCGCAACCTCAAGGACTCTCACTGTCCGGCCACGGCCGTCGCCGGACTGAGCAAACAGCTCCTCGCCGTCGGCAAGGAACTGCTCGATATGGACCGGGAGAAGGAACCAGACCCGATCCTCGACGACCCGGAGGAGATGGCAGATGGCATCGAAGACGAACCCTTCGACGCCGAAACTATCTGACGCCGCCCGAGTCCTCAACATCCCCGACGGCATCGCCACCACCGGCTTCGGCCGCGTCCGCCGCGTCGCCGACCGGCTCGACCGATGGCAGGAGGGCATCGGCACGCTCATGCTCGCCAAACGCGCCGACGGCACCTACGCCAGCTCGGTCGGCGGCATCGGCATGAGCATCTGCCGACAGACAGGCAAGACCTTCACCGTCGGCACCATCATCGTCATCCTGTGCCTGACCACACCAAACCTCAAGGTCATATGGACCGCGCACCGCACACGAACCTCGGCCGAGACCTTCAAATCGATGCAGGCGCTTGTCAAACGCCCCGGCCTCTCCCGGCACTGCAAAGCCATCCGCCAGACCAACGGCCAGGAGGAAATCGCCTTCGCCAACGGCAGCCGCATCCTCTTCGGCGCCCGCGAACAAGGCTTCGGCCGAGGCTTCGCAGCGGTCGACGTCATCATCTTCGATGAAGCGCAGATCCTCACCGAAAAAGCCCTCGAGGACATGATCCCGACCGCGAACGCCGCGAAAAACCCGCTCATCATCCACATGGGCACCCCGCCCAGACCGGTCGACCCCGGCGAAGTGTTCACCAGCCGCCGCACCGCCGGCCTTGCACACGACCCCGACAGCACATGGATCGAGTTCGGCGCCGACCGCGACTGCGACACCGCCGACCCCGACGCATGGACCCAGGCCAACCCGAGCTACCCGCACCGCACGACCGCCAACGCCATGCTCCGCATGCTCAAGAACCTCGGAGAGGACAGCTTCCGCCGCGAGGCCCTCGGCATCTGGGACCAGGACACCGAACACGCGGCCATCGACCCGGAACTCTGGGCACAGGCCGCCACACCGGAACGAGCATCCGGCGGATGGACAGCCATGGCCATCGACATGCCGCCGCACCGCGGATGGATCACCATCGGCGCATGCCAGGCCTACGAGGACGGCACCGCATACATTGACATCGCGGCCCTCAAAGGCGTCAAGAAACACGGCACCAAATGGCCAGTCGATTTCCTCGCCCGCCGCTGGCCGCACCTCGCCGCCGTCGTCATCGACGCCCAGTCACCGGCCACGGTGCTCATCCCCCCACTCAAGGCCGCCGGCATCGACGTGACCGTCACCAGCGCGAGCGACATGGGCAAGGCATGCGGGCGTCTCCTCGACATGCTCCAATACCACGAACTGCGGCACAAGCCGGACGTGCGCCCGCTCGACCAGGCCGTGGCCGGCGCGACCGTCCGCAAGATCGGCGTCGAAGGCGCGTTCGGATGGAACAAACTCGGATCCGACGTCGACATCAGCCCGCTCGTCGCCGCCACCCTCGCCCTGCACGGCGCCGTCACCAGCACCCGACGGCCGGGCGACGAACCAGAACAAAGGATGATCGAACTGCCATGACACTCCTCGAACCACTGCCGGCCACAGTCGCCGGCCTGACGCCCGACGAAGATGACGCCTTCCGCCGCCTCACCGCGAAAATCATCCGCCACCGCACACGCAACCGCATCCGCACCGTCTACTACAACGGCCGCAACGAACTCCACGACCTCGGCTACAGCCTCCCACCGATCGCCAAAGACGTGGAAATCGTCGTCGGATGGCCGGAAAAGGCAATCGAGGGACTCGCCAACCGCGTCGTGCTCGACGGCATCACCACCCAGGACGGCAGCGACCTGAGCAAACAGGTCAGCGACCTGCTCGACGCCAACGACCTCGCCCAGACCGCCGAAAACGCGCACACCGACGCCCTAGTCCACTCCTGCAGCTTCGTCGCCGCGCTCCAAGGCACGCCCGACAGGGGAGAGCCCGCCGCGATCATCCAGGAGTTCCCAGCCGACGTCGCCACAGGCACATGGGACAGCCGCATCCACGGCCTCACCGAAGCCCTGCTCTACGACGTCGACGAGGACGAGACCTACGGCCGGCAGATCCGCGCATGCTACCTCATGCTGTCCGGCAAACTCATCGGATGCGCGAGGCGGGACTGGCAGTGGAGCGTGTACGCGCGCACCGAATGGCAGGGCCGACTGCCCGTCGAACTGCTCGCATACCGGCCGGACAGCAAACGACCGTTCGGCCGATCGCGCATCAGCCGCACCGTCATGAGCCTGACCGACAGCGCCGTGCGCACCTTCCTCCGCAGCGAAGTGCAGGCTGAGCTGTATTCGGTGCCGCCCCGATACTTCCTCGGCGTCACCGAGGACATGTTCCGCGGCAAGGACGGCAACCTCAAGCCACGATGGCAGATCATGCTCGACCAGGTGCTCGCGCTGCCGCGCGACAAGCAGGGCAACCTGCCGCAGGTCGGCACGTTCACTCAGGCGAGCTTCGAGCCGCACGCCGCGCAACTGCGCCAGACCGCATCGATGTTCGCCGCCGCCACCAGCCTGCCGCCAGACTCGATGGGCGTGCTCACCGACAATCCAAGCTCGGCCGAAGCAATCGACAAGGCCGTCAAGGAACTCTGCCTCAACGCCGAAAGCTGCCAACGACGCTTCGGACCAGCATGGGAACGAATCATCGCCACAGCCGCCCGCATCGCCGGCGACGGCCAGGCCACCGCGGTGTCCAGCCAATGGCGCAACCCGGCAACGCCAAGCCGCGCCGCTGCCGCGGACGCGGCCGTGAAACTCGTCGGCGCCAACATCCTCCCGGCCGACAGCGACGTCACCTACGACATGCTCGATCTCAGCGACCGGCAACGACAGACCCTCCGGCGCGAACAACGCGCCAAACGAGCACAGCAGGCGCTCGACCGCATCGACCAGACCATAGCCACCCAGCAGCAAGGAGCCGACAATGCAAACGGACAGCCAGCTGCCGAAGACGCAGGAAGCTCTGGACAAACGGCTCGACCAACTGCATGACGCCTACCTGCAACGACTCGAACGCCTCAAACTCGAATCAGGATGGAGCCTGGATTCGATATGGGGCGACGAACACTGGTATCCGGACGACGAAAGCCGATGGGAAGCCGCCTGCAAAGAAGTGGAAAGCTACAATGACAAGGCCGCGCAGGCCGCCGCCGACTACTTCGAGCAGATCCGAAGCGAATGGTCGAACTACCTCGACACCGACC